CCAGGGTATGGAGGACTCCAGGAAGTAGTACTAACTCCACCAGAGACGATGCCAACAGTTTCTTGCGTACTGCCAGAACCAATAATCAGCCCTTGCTCATCCAGATCATCCAGAGTATTTGTTGAGGTTAATGAAACCTGTGTAGCTCCAACAGATGTAGATCCGGCAAGAGTAGTTGACCCTGGAGCCTGGAGTCTTCTCCCACAAAAACGATCACAACGAGCAGAGGCGCGTGCTAACATTCGATCTAGCACACCACTCCCTAATTGAGACAGTGTTCCTTGTATTCCTATGCCAATCGGTAGTTCTAGCAATTGAGAAGGGGATAAGTACAGACGAACCATTTTATCTCTGAGCAGAAAAAATAACATAGTTGTTTTTGTGGAATGATTATTTATTGTGAAGATGGAAGAAAACGAAAAACCGTTGATGTGCTAAACAGACTTCGTTTTCTTCCTGCTCATCGGAGGATTGCTTGACCAAAAAAAACAAAAATCAGTAACAAAACGGGCTGAGTGTTTTTGTTACTGATTCATTTTCTTTTAGCCAGGCTGGATACAGGAGATGGACTCCCACACCCAGTATAGCATAAAACAACGATCAATACTATCTCTTGACTTCCTTTGGACCAGGAGGAGCAATCTTACTCTCTTTTACTTCTACTGCCATCCCATGCTCAAGAAAAACTTCTGCCAGGGAATAAGGCATAAACTCTGAATCAACCTCGTGCTCTGTATCTTTTTCATACAGCTTCACATGCAAACCGTCATATGATCCAGAATGAGACTTTACCATTTTGATCAGCATCAGCTATCCTCCTGATTGATTAGGATGTTCCAGCAATTGGCTTGTGCATTGGGAAACCAAGTATGGAATACGCACCATAAATACCTCCAACACCTGATCCAGAAGTTGTCCAGGTAAGGGGTAAGCGCAGATAGCGTTTTTGCCCAATGTAGCCTAGTTTAAAATTTGTGAGCGTTGTCAAGTTGGCTGGAAGGGTTCCAATCATATCTGCTGCTGCAACCGCTGTATAGCCGGTTGCACTTGAAGGGGTATCTGTATCACTCTCATACAACACCAGAGCATGAGTACTATCAGTCACTACTCCAACCACCACCATGATAATTACACCATAGTAGCCATAGGTATCAATGCCTACAGAGTTCGCAAGCGTAATCGAAGCTGCATGAGCAATCATAGGAACAGCTACTTGCGCTTCACTGATGTTGTGATATAAATCACGTTTTGCCACGGTATTGGCCTCCATCCTCTCAGTGGGGTTCACAGGTACGAGCCTGCCTCTTCGCCTGAGAGCAATGGTGTTGCCTTTTTACGGACAACACAAAACAATAGAGGATGATATTTTGTGTTGTGTGATAATTTTGAGTTGAGGAATATCTGTAAGTTAGTGATTGCTAATCAAGAAGTTGAGGTCTTCACCTTCAGGATCGCTTCCGGCAATACTACTTGACCGCCAACACGCTTACGGGCAATAAACCCGATTTGCCCAAGATCTGCATAACGCTCAGTGAGTCTGGTCATCACCATACTGACGCGATCCACAATCACATATGCTCGTTTGAAATCACCAAACATGATTGAGTAGGAGTTCGTAGCCACGTCCGGCATATCAGGCGTCTCCATGTATGGGTGATCAAGAATCGTATTCGGAATATCTGAAGCGATGCCTGGTTGCCAGAGATATTGTCCATAACTATCTTTAAGCTGACGAACAAGACCAATGGATTTTCTATTCATCACCCAGATGGCATTTTTCGCATAAGCAGATTTGAGGCTGTATGCCGCTCCAATCAATCCATCAGCGGCTAAAGCTGATGCACTACCAACTGGATAGTAGGAAACAGAAGCATTCGTGAGTAATCCTTCAGGCTTGCCAACACCATTTCCACTCACAAAGGTCGCACCTTCAAGCACCGCAAATTGTTCAGCACATTCCATCTGAATCTGGTTTTCCATATCGAAGTAGGCATCCTCCAGATCAGCATAGGTGATCAAGACTAACGCATACATCTCATGGGACATAATTTCTTCTTGCCCATACTTCAGACCAGTTGTTTCCGTTCTGGCTGTTTGCTCAGAAATCCATTGTGCTGAGAATGTGTTCGTTCTGGTTGGGAAGAGGATACTTTTGTTCTGGGTTGGGCGTACCGTTACTATCTCTCGTATCGGAGAATACAGCACAATCGCTTTAATGATATCTTGCACAAAATCTATCGGCGCTAAGAAGCCTCCAGTGGTATCATCTGTCTGGAATAATGTCTTTGCTTCTCCTGGCCCAGCAATAGCTACCAGATGTTTTTGCTCTGGGGCAAGACTGCCATAGCCATTTTTAAGAACCTGCATAAAAGCAGCTTTGGCTTCACTTCGCCCTGGAATATCTTGACCTGTTGAATGCAATTGTGGGCGGGCCATCGTTGTTTCTAGTGAAGTAATGCGATCATTGAGCTTATCGATATACGTTTTTGTCTCTTGTGACGTTCCACCAAGAGATTTTACTTCTTTTTCTTGTACATCAATAACACCCTTTAATTCATCCCATGTTGAGCGCATCTCATCATACATGGTTTGGATAGTTACCGTGGTCACGTTCTCTTTCTCCTCATCAAAAAGCTGTTGCGGCATATCGGCAAGTGAAGAAATCTCTTCGGCTTTTTGTTTGGAGTGTTGAAGACAACGGCTCCCTATCCGCTTTTATTTTTTTCTACTACGGAATTAAAACACCTTTTTCCATTCCACCAAATGATGGCTTACGAATAGCTACCCCTGCTGAATCTCCCTTTGTGGAAAGTAATGATTGATCTGGGCTAGGACCACTTGCTCCAGCTCCAGGACCACGACTCCCACCAGCAGAACTACCTCCTAGCAAACTTGGATCTGGACTTCCCCCTCTTGGACCGACTCCAGGGGAGGTTGGATTGCCTGAAAAAGTAGCACCCGCACTCACTGTTTTACCTACATCAGACAAGGCATTTTGAGCACTCCCCTTTTCTGGCGACACTGGAGAACTGCTGGCCCACATACCATCGCCATTGCTTGTGATTTTAGGAACTGGCACTGTCATAAAAAACCCCTTTCTAAGTACGAACCATGCCTTTACGCATTTGCTTCATCAAAAGCATCATTTCTTGTGCCTGAATATCCTCTTCCTGTTTTTGAATAACTACCGGCTGGATTGGCCCCAGTGGTGATTCGTTTTCTCCAGGAAGAACGATCTTCTCTTCATTTTCAGGTGCCGGAACATTTTCATCAGGATTTCCTGGTTTATAAATATTGGTGGTGTCAAGCAGGGATTGAAGATTAGCAATAGCTTCTTGTATGGTGTTTAAAGCGGTACTGATTTTGCTACGATTGGCATCAGAAAATGAACGTCCTTCTTTTGCATAGTGGCTTACTGCTCGTTTCATCGCTCTGGTAGAAAGTCCAAAATGAGCCAGGGAAAGACTTTTCATATCATCTACCTCATCGTCAAAAGGAATACCAATACCAGCATCTATTGCATCTCCTATCCAGGAAAGAATAGCTGTTTGAAACTGAATAAGAGATGTACCAACCTGTTT